ACGCCAAAGTGCTGGCTAGATGCAAGGCGAGGTACAAATACGGATTAACCGCCACCCCAGTGAGGCAGGATGGGACCGCCAAGATGATTTACGCTTATTTGGGGATGTCCCCTCGCGGGACCTTCTACCCAGCCCACGTGATAAAGGACAGTTCCACGCAATCTCTCCAAGCGAGGTATGAAACCTTCGACCTAAACACCCCCGACTCTTGGGAGTTCCTCATGGCGGACGGGACGATTGACTTCAGCAGGCTCCTGAATTACCTAGCCTCGAACGAGGAGAGGACGGCGAAGATATGCCAGAAGGCCGCTGAATTAGCCAAGGAAGGACGCAAAATCGCCCTCCTGACCAGCAGGGTCGAGCACTCGGAATCCATTACCCTTAAATTAAAGGAAATGGGCGTGTCATGCGGGTGCGTGACTGGCAAGACCAAAAAATCCGTAAGGAAGGAAACGCTCGGGAACCCCGACGACTGGGACGTGATAGTCTCAACCGTCCAACTATTCAAGGAGGGGCTTGACATAAAGGCGCTCGACACCGTATTGATAGCCCTGCCCTTCAAGGACGCGGTTGGGATACAGCAAAGCGAAGGCAGGGCCGAGAGGCCGCTCGAAGGAAAGAAAGACCCCCTATTCATCTTCGCCTTTGACAAAAACATACCATACTGCCAGCAGGCGGAAACGAAGATGAGAAGGGTCGTGAACAGGAGGAGAACCTAATGGGAATGAAATCGAAGGAGAACGGGAAAATCGGCGAGGCAATCGTCGAGTCCCTCCTCAGGAAATACGGGTATTGGGTCCACGTCACCCAACGCAGGGTGGACGGCTCCCAGCCCATAGACGTCATAGCGATTCGGGGAAACACCCCGTTCCTCCTCGACGCCAAATACGTGGAGAGCGGGAAGCGGTTCGACTTCTCCGACGTGAAGCCAAACCAAGTGTCCGCCATGAACTACGCCATGGGATTCGCTGGGATAAAGAACTGCGGTTTCGCCATCATCTTCAAGGAACTGGGGGACAAGGTTTGGTTCCTGTGGTTCCACGATTACCTGAAGGCGAAGGAAGAGGAAAAGGCGAGCGTAACCAAGGATGAGCTCGTCAATTTGGAGACGATACTGAAACTATGGAACAACTGATTATAGACAACATGGCAATCGTCCTCTACCCCACGTTCGGGGAGAGGGAAAACGGGTCGATGGACATGACCGCGATGATTACCTACCATGGGCAAACGCTGACGGTCAACCTCGGGGGCCGCCCTCTGGAACTGGCCCTTCAGGAACCCTTCATAATCGTCCTGAACGAGAAGGCGGAGAAGCGCCATTACAGGCTCGTTGACCCTTTGAAGAGGGAACTCACCTACCTAACCGACGACCCTCCGACCATGACCATCAAGGAGTGCCTCAAGTGGAAGAACGAATTCTTTGAGGGAAAATACCCAGAGTTCTCTTCTTATGAGTTCCACTCCATCATGCGCATGGATTCTGGGACGAGGGAATGGCTCCTCTCCTACATGCCGAAGAAGCGCTCCTCCATATCCAAGGAAATGCGCAAAGCCGTATACGACAAGTGCCAAGGGCATTGCGCCTATTGCGGGAAGCCCATATCAATGGAGGAGATGCAGGTCGACCACGTGGACAGCCATTACCGCCACCAAGGCAAGGACGAATACGATAACTACCTCCCGTCATGCAGGGATTGCAACGGTCTGAAATCCGACTATCTGCTGGAGGAATTCCGAACCGTCTTAATCCCGAATTCGGCAAAAAAAGGCGGGTTTTGCGGAGTTAATGGAGGCAGGAACTCAAGAATCGCGAAAGCGTACGGGCTCGACAGGAACCCGAAAAAGAAGATAATCTTCTATTTTGAAAGGATGGGAAAATGAATCTGAAAGTCAAATTGGACGAAGGGGCCAAGATGCCAACCAAGGCCCACGAAGAGGACGCTGGCTTCGACCTCTACAGCAGGGAAGACAAGACCATAAAGGCGAGGTCTGGCGAATGCTTCGACACTGGGGTCCACATCGGAATCCCCAATGGAATGGTCGGCTTCCTCAAGTCAAAGAGCGGCCTTAACGTCAGGCACTGCCTCCTAGGGGAAGGCGTGATAGACGCTGGCTACACAGGGCCAATCGTCGTGAAGCTCTACAACCATTCCGACCAAGACTACGAGGTGAAGCAAGGGGACAAGATAAGCCAAATCGTCTTCCTTCCGATTCCAGAAATCAGCCTGACGGAGGCAACCGAACTGGAAGAAAGCGAAAGGGGAGAAGGCGGATTCGGTTCCACTGGGAGGTGAAAAACCTCCTTTTTTTAAATAAAAAGACATTGCGGAAAATAACAAATGCTGTTATTATTTTCAGCATGAAAGGATTAACCGATTATGATAAAGGCAATTGATTGCTATTACCTAAGGGAAGACGTGCCGATTGAGTCGCTGGCCGAATACGGGTTCAGGACGCTCAACAGGGGCTACTCCTATTTCAAGCCGTATGGGGACGACCTCCATTTCATAACGGTCTACTCCGACAGCAGGAGGGTGGTCAGGAAGGAACTCGGAAGAACGATAGCAAAGGCCAAGAAGGTCGCCCCCTTCGTCAGGGAGATAGAGTCCCTCATCAAAATAAGGAAGACCGCCGTCTACCTAAACGTGAACCCGTTCACGAGGTGGCAGTACTTCAACGACGAGAAGATAGACAGGATAGAGCGGAAGCTCAAGGAAAGGCAGGAGGCGCTATGGAAGAAGAAAAAAGGGTGAAATACTTCAGGAAGAAGAGCGGGGCAATCATACGCTCCGACGACCCAAAGGACCAGAGGGAAATCCTCTCCACCTATTACGATGAGCAGATATGCTGCGGCCTATCCTACGGCGACTACATCGTGGCCCAAGGCGACAGGCTCGAAGACGTGATTGACTACTACGAGGCGGCTTACGAAAGGGATGGCATCATGCTCCACGCTACCGCCCCAGACGTCAAGTCAATCATATCGAAATGCGACACCCTAGGCATACCGAGGCAGTTCGCGTTCGGGATAGTGCTGGGCTCCAAATTCGTCCGCAAGGCCGCTAGGCTCGACGAAAGCGGCGAACTCACGCTAATCCAAAAGGAGAACAAAAGATGAAAATCAAGCAAAACGAGGTAATCGTCATCGCGTTCATAACGGTGTCGGTCCTCATCATCGGCGCCATCATGGTGGCTCGCGGGACCGCGAACCTCATGGCGGCCATGGACGCGGACTTCGCGCTCCAAGCGGCCAATGGCTCTTTCTACGACCCGAACGTCTACGCCTCTACCGAGACGATGCACGCGATTCTCAAGGCGAGGGGTTTCCTCCTAGTGGGCGCCTCCCTTTGCGGGGTCGCGTTCGCCCCAGTCGGAATCTACTTCACCTGCAAATGGATTCGAAGCCTCATACCGAGCAAAGGAGAATGACATGGCGAAAAGAAGCAAACTGTTCGACGCGTTCGTAAAAAACGCGAACGCCATCATGAGGGCGAAGGGCATCAAGAGGAAGGACCTAGCGTCCGCGGTCGGGGTCAACCCCGTCTCGGTTTCCCGCTGGCTCCACCAAACCTCCGAGCCTTCCTTATATTACATAGAGAGGATATGCGACGCGCTCGGCGCCGAAGCGCCAGACCTATTCGAAATCAGGGAGCCAAAGAAGTCCTATTCCCTTTCCGACCACGTCCTCGGGGACGTAATCCAATGCGACGGGAGCGAATTCTATCAGGACATGATTGAGGAGGAGCCAATGACCTTTGCCGAAGTGCTGGAGAAATCAGGCCATGACCTCAGCAAAAGGTTCACCGCCATCATAATCGCGGAGGACATCATAAGCGGAAGGGTTTACCGATACGGGAACCACAAGCAAGGCGAAGTCGAGCTAATCGGCCAGACAGAAGGATACGCGTGAGGAAATCCATGAAATACAAAGTCTACAAAGTCAAGAACGACGCCGACCACATCAACAAACTCGGCGAACTGGGCTGGGAAATCCTATTCAGGCAGCCCCTCATCATCGGCAAGGAATTCAAACTGAGCCCCAAGTCCCCAATCCTAGGGCAGTTCGTGGAGCTTTTCGAATACAACGCGAACAAAAGCCACGAGATAAGGATAAAGCTCAACTCGAAGGGATACCGCTTCAGGAAGGTGTACATGGACGACGTCGGGAAGAAGATATACAAACTCCAACCCACCGACAACTGCCCCATCTTCCAGTGGCGGCTTGAGTTCTCCACCACCCTTTCCGAGGGCGAGGAGGACCCAATCCTCGGCATGACCTTCGGGGACATGGAGACGAACATCCCCTCATTCTGCGACCAATCCGTCATCGACAAATACTCGCCTGAGGGCTTCCTTAAGGAAGAACTCGATTCTGGCGCCGTTTACGAGGCGGAGGTGGACGAGGACCTAGAAGCCGAGAAAACCCCTCAGGAGGCCTCTCAGGAGCCCACAGGGGCATTCAAGGAGCCGAGCGAAGCATGATTGAAGACCTGCGAGACGAAAAGGGCAACATCCGCCTCTCGAAGATGGTCCCCCCTGACTTCAGGGATGGGTTTTTCATCAACTTCAAGGGCAGGTACCGCGTCTATAAGGGGGCCAGAAACACTGGCAAATCCCACACCATGATTGGGTGGGAGCCCCTCATCAAGATAATCAGCGACCCGAGGCGCAACATCGTCATCGTCCGCAGGAACGCCAACAGCAACAAGCAGTCCACCTATGAGAACATATGCGGCAGGATATACGACCTAGGCTTGGAGAAGCACTTCAAGATGAGGGAGAACCCCTCCCCCGAGATAACCTACGCCGACACTGGCCAGCAAATCATCTTCAGGGGGATGAACGACCCGACGACCCTCAACTCCATAACCTTCGCCAAAGGGTACCTCACCGACGTGTACATCGAGGAGGCGTTCGAGATTGAGTCCTATCAGGACTTCCGCAAACTGGACATGTCCCTTCGCGGAAAACTCCCAGACGGGCTCTTCCACCAAATCACCCTCTGCTTCAACGCTTGGAGCAAGGAGCATTGGCTCTATGACCGCTTCTTCAAGGGAATCCTCGAGGACGACTACCAAAAGCTCGACGACCCAAACGTCTCCTGCATGACCTTCAAGGACCCGAACTGGCAGGGCGACTACGGCAAGGGGCTTTACCTCCACATCTCCACCTACAAGGCCAATTCCTTCAGGGACAAGGAGATTACGGACCCAGCGGCCCTAGCCACGAGGGAGCGCTCCCCAGACACCTACAAGGTAGAGTTCTTGGGGATGTGGGGCAACAGCACCTCGTCCTCCTACCCCGAGTTCACCGACGAATGCATCATGAGCCTAGCCCAAATCAAGGCCAAGTTCCGCTTCGCGTCCTACGCGATAGGGATAGACACTGGCCTCTCGAACGGGGAAGGCGGCAAGAGGACGGTCGGCAGGATGCAGACGGTCGAGGAGAGGGTCAAGTCCGCCCACGCCGTCATGCTCGTCGGGGTGACCGACGACTACGAGACGATAGTGGTACTAGACGAGTACTTCCACACCGAGATAGAGCGCAACGGCGAGTACAACACCGACGAGGCGGGCACCATCGGCATCAACAAGCTATTGAGCAGGACCGCCGACTACATGCTGAAGTGGGAGGGCAAGTACTCCGACGAGAACATGGGGGTCATGGATGGGTCCACCGTAAACGTCTACGTCGACTCCGAGGACATCGCCTTCCGCCAGATGCTCCAGAACGAGATGAACATGCGGCGGAGGGAATACTACGAGTGCTGGGCCTCCACCAAACTGAGCGTCCAGACCAGAGTGGACTTCGAGAAGATAATGATGGGCTGGGGAAACTTCGTCGTCTGCGACCAATGCAAGAACGCCATCAGGGAGTTCAGGAACGCTAGGCGAGGGGACAAAGGAAGGGCTAGGACCGACGGGGACGACCACGCCCTGACCGCATTGGAATACGGATTCACCCCCTTATTGGGTGACGTCCACCGCTGGAAGCAATTCAAGGCGAGGGACGTAAAGGATTGATTCATGAAAGGAGAGAAAGAAATGAGAAAATCCAAAAAAGCGGAACCTAAGGAAGCCAAAGGGCTCACTAGGTTCGAGGAAATCGAAAGGATGATAGCCAAAAGGAAGTGGGACGAGAACGAGGAGGAATTCTCCGACCGCGTGGAGGAAGGCGGATTCTTCGTCAGGATTGACGATTTCATCTTCGACGCCACCAAGCTATTCCACAAGGTAGGGGATGGCTATTACCGACTCAACAACCAAGGCGAGCCATGCGAGAAACGCCTTTTTGGGGAAGACGAGGTCGAGGCGAAAGGAATGACCGTAATGGACGTGTGCGACAGATTGGTCCTCAGGGTTGCCGCCCACGATTTCACGTTCAGGAACGAGAAGGACTTCTTGACCACCTTGGGCATCATCGGGATATTGAAGGCCAAGGACAAAATAACCATGGCTAACGCCGAATGGGTGAGCAAAAAAGGATATGGGCACCACCAAGAGCTCACCATAGACGAAGACGGGAACCTGAGCGTCGTATCCCCCGAGCACATCATCAAGAGCAGCTTATGGTAGAGAACAAGAAAACCACAGTCACCAAGGAGAACCTCTCCGATTACTTCTTCACCAAGGCGGAATCTAAGGCTGGGATAGCGAGGGACAGGAAGGACAAATCGTTAATCCACCTCCGCCCCTCGACGAACCCGACGGCGGCCACCTTATACGCCAAGAACCATGGGATAGTTTTCCCAAGGTTCCGCCACGACCTAGACGAGATAGAGGCCAAGGTCAAGGAGCTCCTGAAGTCCGAGGCCCCAAAGCCCAAGCCGAAGCCCGCCCCAGAGCCAAAGGAGAAGAAGGAGCCCACCAGAAGGGACCTCATCAGGAAATGCATGAGGACGAGGGCCGTCAGGGAGTGCTGGCAGTGCCTGAGGTACGGCTCAACCAAGCCCACCTCCGTCTGCCCATACCGAGTGGGGGATAAGGACCCAGACATACTCAACGACCAGCGGCAAGACCAACCCGACGCGGAGGAATGAAGAAGAAGGGGGCTGAGCAATCGGCTCCCTTTTCCCATGCCAGAGAACCCATGCCAGAAAACCAACGGAAAAGAAAGAAAACATACGCAGAAAACACCAATCAACAAGGAATTAACAGAATCAGATAAGAATCAAGAAAAAACCAACCAAAGGAAAAACCATACTATGTAAAAGTAACTTATATATATAAGTAACAATAGTATGAAAAGAAAACGAAACCACTTGAAAAACCGCTGATATTTTTTTATAAAAACAACAGTTTCCGTTTACTTGGTTAAAACATTATGAGCAAATTGTGAATTTGACCCCCCCTCCAAATCAACAATTTCTTCATAATGTTGTTCCAAAATCGGAATTCAAGTGACCACAGGAGCGAAAGAATATAATATTTATTCCTAATATCAAGGAATAAATATATATTAGGGTCAGGTCCAAAATGACTTGAAAAAAATCATAAAAATACTAAAAAATTTTAAACGTAAAAATATATTTGTATTACCACTTTTTTTCAAATGGTTTTTGGCGTATACTCCTAATTACGAAGTAATTAATGCTTCGGTTTAGGTTGCAAAGGGGGCAAAAAAGGCGCTTTTATGATTTCAATGAGAAGAGTTGGTATCTATCTAGTAGATACCAAAAAATGGAGTTTGCTTGGATTTCGAATTAATGTTCGGAAACTTTCGGTTTCCACCATGTCGGACGAGGATTGGCAGGAGCTGATTCAAGAGGTCGCGAACGACCCAGAGACGCCCGAGAAAAAGAGGGATGCGCTGCTCAAGGCGGACGCCCATGGGATGGTTTACGTCCTGTACATGAGCACAAGGATGGGCCCGTTCAGGTTCAGGTTCAGCATCGACGATTTCGTTTGCGGGTGGAACAAGGACATGCCGAAGAAGGGCTGGCATCGGATGGGGGAATATTCCAAAGGCCGCATCGACGGGGCCATCGAGGAGATGGCGAAAAGGAACGGGGGGTTCCTAGACGAGGAGGTGGAATACGCGTTTCGGAACTACGAAATAACGCCGACGTTCCTAAAAAACTGTGGCAAAGCCACCGCGCATAGGATAAAATGGGCGCAGAAGAGGCCGATGAATTGGGGAGGCGCGAGAAAAGGCGCTGGTAGAAAACCCAAGGAAAGCCTCCTAGGCGAGTATAGCGAATGACATGAAACAGGACATAAGGGAGAACGCGAAGAACCAGCAATATCAGGGCAAGAGCGTGACGAACCTCGTGTCCGAGTTTTTGCAGACGCCAGCGCTATGGGACCTATACGACGAAAGGTACGACTGGCTGGACGAGAAGGCGAGGAAGTACCTAGACGAGAACTTCGATTTCGACTTCGGGGACATCCTGAACTGCGAGAAGCACTGGCTGGAGCCGCACGTGACCGCCGCGAAGCTCATGACCACGCAGGACGAGATAGACAAATACTGCATGATACTGTGGAGGAAGCCATGGGTGGCGATACACTCCTCTTTGGCCGCGAGCGCTAGGTCAAGCGCAGTGGACGCGATTTTCCTGCCTTGGGCGAAGGACGGCAACTCCGCCGCGATAAACGTGATGAAGGAAGTAATCAAGCCCGCTGGGGAGCAATCCGAAAAGAGGGAGATGACGGTAAGGCTGGTGAACGACATTGAAAAAGACTAAAGGGGCCCAAGGGATTGCGGGGCTGAGCGAATCCAAGAAGTTTTTTAGAAGTTGCGCGCGTAATTATATTTCCCTATACTTCAAGCCTTTGGCTTGGGACGAGGATGTGACGTCTCGTCCCGACCTTTTTTTAACTAACGGCGTGGTGGTCCTCCGCTATCTTAGGAGCGGTCGCGGATTCACCAAGAAATTCTTCTTCGTCGAGTGCTTCGACGCGCCCATATATCCTATTCATTTAATACGCGTGAGCGGGTACGAGGATTTTCTGGAGAGGTGCAAGTCCGACTGGCGGTTCGAGTTCATCCGCAGGACGACCGACATCTGCCCAGAGCACTTCGACCTCGCGCGAAATAATTATGGCGTGCGCATACCCATAGGCTATAATTTCATTAAGTACGCGAAGGAATGCGGGGGTGAGACCCACTTCACCACCGAGGCGATAAAGCAGTCGGCGATAATGGCCGCCGCCGAAGCCAAGGAGATGAAGAAGCTAAGGGAAGCCAAGAAGAGACTGGAGGAAGAATCCAAATGACCATCAGCGAATACATAAACCAGATAACGTTGGAGCTCTGCGGGCTCCTGCCAGCCATGGCCCCCATCGAGCAGGACAAGATGATTTTCGTCAATGACCTCGACGACATAATCCAGCAGAAGCTGGTCGAGGCCAAGACTTGGTACTCTGGGGACTCGGATGAGCTCTTCAACCTCTATAACGTCAACAACATGATTGAGTTCAAGACCGAGCCCTATTTCTGGAAGAACCGCAGGAACTTCTTCTGGGCGGTCGGCGCTTCCGAGAACGAGTACAAGATGTCGCACTCTGGGTTCGCTAGGGACATGGTGGACACCACCGTATCCATCTGCTCGACCCCGATAGTCAAGTGCGCGTTGCCTGAGGACCTAGAGACCCTGAACGAGATACTCGACAAGAACAGGTTCTGGTCCATGTACCGCAAGGAGCAGATGCCGATGACCTTGGTCTGCGGCTGGGGCGGGTACAGGATTGACTGGAACCAATCCTTGTTCGGGGAGTTCCCGATAATCTCGTTCCATGACGGGATTCGGGTCAGGTTCCACAAGTACGGTCCGATAACCATCGGGATGACGTTCTTCGAGTGGTATACCGACGGGAAGCTCAATAAATACCTATTATCTGAAACGCGTGCGCGTACGGGAAAGAACAATTCGTATTCCGTCACGTTCAGGGCGTTCAAGGAGATGGGCGGGCAGCTCACCCCGATTGCGGAAATCCCGAACATGAAGATGCCGAGGTCGTGGAAGAACATGCCATGCATGTTCGCGGTGCCGTGCTCGTTCTACGCGGACAACCTCCATGGCTACGAGGGCAGGGGCATATTCGAGGGGAAGATAGATTTGCTGGATGACCTCGACCAAGCCTTGTCCCAGCAATCCAACACCACCAGAAGGGCGACCCCGATTGAGGTGTTCGACTTGGATTACTGCGAAAGGGACAGGCAGACGAAGATGCCCAAATTGCCTAAGTCGTTTGAGCGTAAGTACGTTGGGGTCAGGGGAAAGACCAACTCCTCTGGCGACAAGACTGGGGCCCAGCCGATTACGGTCACTCAGCCTCAACTCAACGCCGACATGTTCTCGCAAATCATCGAGGGCCTCAAAAGGCAAATCATATCTGGGCACTTGGCTCCCGCGACGATGGGGATAGACGTCGACAAGAAGGCGTCCACCGACACCGTGCACGAAAGGTCCAAGGAAACGGTGTTCACGCGGAACCACATCTGCCAAGAGGAAGCCGCGTTCCTTAAGGATTTGTTCAATCAATTGCTCATGGCCCATGAGTACCTGACCAAGAAGGAAATCACCAAGGACGACTATGGGGTGAGCGTCGAGTTCGATGAGTTCTCCGACGTGTCCTTCGAGGCCAAGCTGGAATCCTTGTCTGGCTCGTTCGTCAACGGAGGCATGTCCCCCGAGATGTACGTGAGCAGATTGTACGGGAAGTCGCTGTCCGATGAGGTCAGGGATAAAGAGATAAAATTCCTTGAGGAGAAGCGCGAGGAAAAGGAAAAGCTCGCCGCGGGTCAGGAAGGGCTTGAGGACGTGGAAGAGGACACCGTGCTAGGCGATGTACAAGACGACGAAGCTGGGAACTGAGAAAGTGGCCCTCGCGATAGGCAAGGCCATGATGGGGAGGAGGACGCTGAGTTCCGCCTCCTCTTTCGTATTGGCTGAGTTGGCCAAGATGGGCTGGATGGACGTTCGGTCCAAGGCAGAGGTCAGGGAAGCGGCTGATTCGTTGGCGAGAAAGTGCCTGCTGGTGAAGAAGGAAGCCGTGCCCCGTGCCATCGCGTATGGGATTGACGGTTTGGTCAAGGCGTTCAACCGCGCTTACAAAAGGACTTGGGTTCGGACCAAGAAGCTCGGGACCATGACAAAGATGAAAATGATGAGGGGGATGAAGGAGCCAGTCGTGTTCTATCTGGTGTCCTCCCACCAGAAACCGCAGCCCGCACATGCCGATTTGCAGGGGGAGCTGCTTGTGGACTACTATTGGAAATCCACCATGGAGGCGGCGGGTTTGGACACCGAGACGGTTGGGAGGTACATCCACAACAAGAGGATACGCACCGTGCAATGGGCCATGGGGGCGCCGCACTACCTCATCGTTCGTCCTAACTGCAAACATAGGCTCTTGCCAGTCCGAACCAGATACGTGTTGAGCCACCCGTTATCCGCCATTAGGAAGCTTGAGCAACCTAGGGAGACTGGGGTGAAGCGGCCAATCACCGACCATCGGAGATGGGAAGAGTACAAGGAGCTAAGGGGCACCGTGCTGACCAAGCTTCAGAAAATGCTCGGGAAACCCATGAAGCTCGGGCTGAGATAAGAAAAAGAGCCAATCATAGGATTGGCTTTTTCCTTTCGGATACGATTGGAGGCTTCCCGTCTTGGGACAGGCAGCTGTATTCGATTTCTGGCCTGAACCCCTTGTAGGGTTTGGGGGTCGCCTTGTATTTGGCATAGGTGTCCTCCCACTTCAAGGGGTGGTCATGGTCTAGGCCCATCATGATGTTCGCGAACTTCCTGACGGAGTTGATTGGGGCGTCCACCTCGAAGGCGAGGCGGAGTCGGGGGCCTTGGATGTGCCCCGTCTCTATCGTTATCCTCATATCACCAACTTGAGTAGTAGACGATTGACCATTCGGGCTTGCCGAAGCCGTAGGGGTGCGCGTCTAGGAAGCGGATTGCCTCTTGGAACAGGCGCTTGGTGTATTTGACGTCCTCTTTTTCGGCTTTGCCTTGTTCGGTGTCGGGGAAGCCTTTTTTAAGCCTGTCGTCCATTGCATCGACGATTTTCTGAGCTTCGGAATAGTCGATTTCCATCTTTCCCTGCTGGTAATCGTAGACGCAGGACGTGATTGCGTTATGGATGTCCCATGACTTGCGCCAGTATCCGATTTGGTAATCGGTGACCGCTTCTATGGAGCGGAAGTTGCGGTTCGAGATGTCCTCGGAGAACTTCGCGAGTTCATCGGGATAGGGGCACTCGCCCCTGCATGTGGAGGAGTAGTCGCTCCTCCTTAGGTATAGATACATGTCGAGACCCATTATTCCAAGTCCTCCTTTTCGACCCCAGTCGAGATTAGGTATTCTTTGAACTTGGAGATTAGGCGCTTTGCTTCCTCCTCGTCCTCGTCCCCTAAGAACTCGTCTCCCTCTAGGAAGTTTCGGAGAGCCTTCTCATAGCCCTCCAAGATGTCCTTTGGCGAGAAGAAGTTGCTGTCCACGTTGATTGCTTCCACATAGCCATCGGGGTTGGCGATTACGATGATTGGGGCGCTGAAGCATCCTTCGATTTCGGCGGGGATGACGCGCATGTCGACGTAGCCGTCGTTGTAGTGTTGTTCGCTCTTTTCCATTTTTGGTTGTTCCTCCTTGAGCGTCTTCATTGTAGCAAATGTTTTGAGCATTGTAAATACTTTGTTAACAATTTGATTAAAATATTTTTAAAGGTTATGGGCACCGTGCTAAGTATGCATCATAAGAAAAAGCCCGCTCTGGCTGGGAACGGGCTTGACGTGGGGAGGAGGAACTATTCCCCTGCGAGGATTGCTTTCAAAGCGTCAGACACGATTCTGTAATTTCCTTCGATGAGTCGGTCGGCGAAGGTGTCCTTGTCGAAGTGCATTTCCATGTAGGTGTCGAATTTTGCTTCTTTGTTGCCATTCCATTCGCTGCCGTAGCAACGGTATCCATAGACCCTCTTCTTGGTGACTCTGGTTACCTTAATGCCGACTCCGTAATTCACTGGCATTCCCTTTTTCGACATCATCACGTTCGTCCCTTTCCCGATGCTGGCAAGGGCCTTAATGCGGGCCTGCTCAAGGTCGTTTTGCCTGTTGACCCACTCGTATTGGTTCTTGGCGGAGTAGGCTCTGTTGTAGTCGTCATTGAGCGCGTTTAGCTTGTTGTAGCGATGGCAGAAGATTTTTTCGAGGTCCTCGAACTTGTCATAGATTTTCGACTCGGTTTCGATGAAGAAGCGGCGGAGTTCGATGTCCTTCCTCTTAATCGTCTCCTTGTAATTGGGGAAGACCTTGAGGCAAAGGCCCATCTCGTTATAGCGTTGGTCGTAGAGGACCGCCATCTCCGATTTGGTTTCGCCGCTATGGATGATTTCGATTCCGTTGTAGGTGACCCTAAGGGATACCTTCTCGGGGAGGGCGTTTCCGAAGACCTCGCGCTTGAACGCATCCGATAATTCTGCATTGATGAGGTTGCGTTCGCGGGATAGTTCCTCATATCTCTCGACCGCTTTCTGATATTCTTGTTCAGTGATTTCTTGCTTATACATTGCTTTTCTCCTTTCTGAACACCCACATCTTATCATGGCTTGTTAATTCTTGTCAATAGGTTGTTAACAAATTTTCCAAAATATTTTGAATGGTTATGGAGAGCTATGGCACCGTGCTATGCAGCGTATAGGAAAAGCCGAGTTTCCTCGGCCATTCCTTATGCGTTGTTCTTTTTCAGGTCAACGGTGAGAGTGGTTGCCCCGTTCGCGATGAGTTCGTTGTTGTACTCGTTCGGGAGAAGGTACGGGGTTCCTTTGCCCTTGCTCGCGAAGAACGCAAGCCCAGTGAGTTGGACGCTTTGGGGAAGGACTTTCATCCAGTATCCGTCCTCGGAGAGGAAGGCGGCGATTTTTACGCTTTCGTTCGCCTTGACCCAAGACTGTTCTTGGTCTAAGGAAGTGGCTAGGACCAGTTCCTCTTGCTCCCCAGCGTTGCGGACGTGGATTGCGCAATCTTTGGAGAAGCACACCTTGCGGCCTAGGCTTCTAAGCAGGTCGGTGACCTTATCCATGGCCGTCCTCTCGTAATCGCCCCATGAGTGCTTGATGGTTTGAAGGTAGTCGATTGGGCCCTCTAAGTCAGGCGCTCCCTCGTCTTCCTTGATTTTGAATAAGACGAACGGGGGCTGGGGGCAAGCGCGCAAGCGCTCAGGATACCCTTCGTCTAAGATGGTGATTGCCAAGCCTTCCTTAAGCGCTTCCGCTTTGGCTACGGCGTCTTCGGAAGGACTCTTGTGGTTTTTCAAGTCCTCATAGATTTCCTTCCAGTTTCCGCGATGCTCGATGGCATACGCGATGAGTAGAATTTTTCCGTCCATGTTTTTTATTCCTCCTTTGGACAACTCTAATTTAGCAAATGCTGTTAACAATGTCAACAACTTTCGAATAATATTTTTCAGTTGATGCCTAGCCGTGCCATATGGGGCCAAGGAAAAAGCCGACGTGACTCGGCTTAATCGTTGAAGTGGTCGGTTTTGCCCAGCAGATAGGCGAGGGCCTCTGGGCGCTCCGTCATGTCGGGGTAGTAGAACCCCTCCTGCCTGCCATGGTCCTCGGTGTCTTGGCTGAAGTGGATGGTGATGTCGTCCCCGTCCGCCTTGATGGAGTAGAACTCCTCGTCATGCTCGCATAAGAACACCTCATGGCATCGTTTGTTGAAGTCGTACCAGTCCATGTCATTCCTCCTTTCCGTTTTCGTAGAGTTCCTCAAGCCAGTAGCAAGTGTCATGCTTGGGGTATAGGATGCGGTCGATGGCCTCTAGGTGCTTGGCGATTCTATTCGCCTTGCTTACCGCCGATTTCTCGGTGTTGGCGCTGATGACGTAACATGTCGACGAGATGATGTGGCAGTTCTTGCAGATGCCGAATACGGCCCTGTATTCCTTCATAACACCCCTCCCCCGATTACGATTAGGGCATCGACGTATCGGTCGTTCCCTGCGTCGTATCCGCAAGCGTAATCGAATAAGGCCTTGCAAGCCCTCTCGTAGCGCATGAGCCTGCGATTTGGGCGGATTTTCATGCCCCTGCGGAACATGTACATGAAGATTTCGGCGCTCTCCATCTCGGTCGGCGGGCAGTTGTAGTCGAGGAAGCAAGTCCTCGCCTCCTCCACTGCGTCAGTGGCCTTCTCCAATGGAAGTTCCATGAACTCCATGAATTCACTTAAGGTTTGTATGGTTTCCTTTTCCAGCATATTTCGTTCCTCCTATGCACCCATATATTAACCGATATTGTTAAAAGTTGTCAACAAGTTTTTTAAGATGTTTTAGATGTGCCATGAGATTTTTTCTCACCGTGCTATGGGGGGTATGAAAAAAGCTGGGGAACTGAGCCCCAGCAGAATGATGTTTTCTTTCCCGTCTATTCCATATCCCCCATTTCCATCTCAGACAATACGCCTAAGGCATAGTCGTAATCGTCCTCGTCTACCCATACCCCAGTGTCCCCGCAACGGCACTTAACGTCCCTCATGTCAAGTTCTTCCATGAGGTCCTCGATGCTTACGGGCGAGTTGTGCGTTTTCAGAAGAAGTTCCATATTCCCTCCTTAATGCGCCATGAGCGCCTGATTCAGGCTCATCCCGAACCTAGTGCGAATCGTATAGATAGCCTTGTCATACGACTCGGAGTAGACGAAGAAGTCGAGCATATAGTTTGGGACTCCCATCCAGTTCTTAGCGACCTTCGCCATGAGCCACGTCTTAATCCAGTAGGGGTCGGTAGTGGTGACTCCGCACTCATGCGAACCGCTCACCTCGATGACGACGTGATGTTTGGACTTTTCAACGACCTTCGCGTTGAGCCGTCCGTAGCCTTGCCAATGTTTTATAATCATGTTGTTTCCTCCTTGGCAAAAACATTATAGCATGAATCAAAACAAAAGTGTAAACAATTTTTTAAAAATATTTTTCGATGAGTCTGAATAAGGAAAAACCCGCCCAGACGAGCGGGTATGAAGCACGGGTATATGGGCTCCAATCAGTAGCACATCTGCTTGTAGATGTCCAAACGAATCGCTTCCTTCACCTTCTTTGGGTCGCATGGATGCCCGTTCACGCTCACCAGTTCCTTCTTGGACATGGCGACTATCGCCTTGTCGTAGATATCCATCTCAGGCTCGAACGCGATGGGGCTGAATATTTCATGCGGCGACTCGATGCCGATGAGGTACTCGATGAGGGTCTCCTCCACCAGTTCCACTTGGTCAGGTGCCAAATCGAAGGGCTTGCTTGCCCTCTCAGCGGCTTCCTTGGCGGATACCCCCTTCTTCGCGTTCGTGATGCAATATGCCGCCAGAACGGCGTCCATGATTTTGCTTCCGTTTTCCAATTCTTAACTCCTTTCGTTAAATAATCTAATCGTTTTCCTCAGCTGCGTCAACAAGCTCCCTCACCGTGCTAGGGGGCCTAGCTTTAAGCGGGGAGCTGAGTCCCCGCGTATCCTTACCCCCTTTCTAGTGCTCCTCGAAATATATGGTTTGCCCGTTTTTCAGTTGCCAACAGGCCACGCACTCATAGCACTTTCCCCCACATGGGATTGCGTCCTCGGGGATGTGGGAGTTGTCCCCCTTCTTGAACCTAACGTAGGTAATCGGGAAATTGTAAGGGTTATCCACTTTGAAATCCTTATCCCAGCCGCTGAATACGATTTTTAGGTTTTCGGGCAATTCGTTTCCCGCATCCATATAGGCGTTTACGATGTCGAATCGCTTAGTGAAGGCGAGGTAACGGGTCTCAGGGTTTTCCCTCGCGACCTGAGCCATCCCCTCAAGGTATCGGGCGTCCACTATGTCGCCAGCGCTATGCCAACGGAAGAAGCGATGGAATTTCGTCGATACGGAGATGAAGCGGAAGAAGAAATCGGGGTCCTTCTTGTACGCCTCCAGATTGTCCGCCAGAGACTTTTTGACGTTGCTGAAGCAGAAGTTTCCCTTGCGGGCGTAGCACTTCTTGAAGCAAGGCGCGTCATGCCTGCAAGTGATGACGGGCGGGAGGTTGATGGACGGGATGTCCGCTCCCAGTTTTGAGTTTGTGTTTGAGATGTGAATGTTGTTCATGTTTTGTTCCTCTCTCTACCTAAAATTATAGGCATCTATATAACTATGTCAACAACTTTCGAAAAATATTTTAAATATGGAGAAGCGGGTGAGCGCACACGTATGCGCATAAGCACGGTGACAATAGCTGCTGGGTGATGTATACTATTCTGGCTGATGGGCTTTTTGCAAAATGTTTTCACCCATCGGACCCTTTCAGGGAGAAGGCGTAGGTTCCATTCCGCCTTCTCTTTTTTTGACCGTGCATGTTCTGGGGGGCGTCAGAAAAGGAAAACCCCAGCGCGTCCGCTGAGGTCCTGACTGGGAACGGAGGGCTACGTCGGCGCCAAAGGCAGCCATGCGACCCAGTCCCTTTACCTTATGCTGCCTATCACCGATTGTTGCGTTGGCAGCCGTCTCGCTTTCCCCATTCACCCCGATTCATTGGGTCGTAGGTAATACCTCTTTGAGCACTTCCATTTTAGGAAATGGAATTGGCCTTAATCCTTACCGCCGCTTTCTGTTTTTCTCTGGTTAGAAGCGGTCAACCGTTCCGTTGGCATCTCGCAATCTATTGGAGGTTCGCCATGAGGTTTTGCGCGTTGCTAGATTAGGCAGGGCGTCAGCGCTCTAATTCCTGTGTGCCCTTTTCGCTCCTTAAGTCGGCGATAGGGTCCCACCTCGACATTGCCTTCACCTTTTATTTGGGAGTGGGGCAGGCTCTTGTCTCCCAGTGTGGGCGTTCAGCCCTTGGGGGATGTTCCCTAGGACTTCCCCCTTCACCTATTATCTTACTCTTTTTAATAATTGTGTCAACACTTTTTTAATGTTGTTTTTCATCTTTTTCCACCAGATGCCAGAAGGCCCCTTTAGCCGTGCTTCCCTGAGCTAAAAGAAAAGCCGCCCGCAGGCGGCAATCCCTTAATAAGTTCTGGTCAGCCCTCCCATCTTGGGTTCCACTTGCACATACCCGATTTCCGATGCATAGGGAGAGTAGCAGCAACTCAAGGCGACTTTTTGCTTCGCGTCCTCCTCGGCGAACGGCCACTCATCCTTGTACTTGGAGACGAAGAGGTAGTCCATCATGTCCCCGTCCCTCAGGTGGGTGAGTATCCCATGGAACACTAGGCTTCCAGACTCATTGATTTTGGCGACCTGCCCCATGTACTCCTCCTTGTTGCTCATCCAGTATAGGACGGCTGGGAAGGCGACGGACATGCGTTCGGAGTAGAACAATACCCCGTTCTCCTCGAAGTCCTTGATGACCTCTTTCGAGAGGCCCAGAATGCGCATCATCTTGATGGCTTCGGCCTTCATCTCTTCTTGGGTTGCGATGTGTTGTGTTTCGTCCATTTTCATATTCCTCCTTTGGACAACTTTAATTTAACAGGAATTGTTAATATTGTCAACAAAATTATAAGAATGTTTTTCTCCATGGAAGAAAAGGACTCCCCACCGTGCTAATCCGAGCCAAAGGAAAAGGCTGGATTTCTCCAGCCCTTTGGTTAAGCGATGGCTTCGATGTTCTTGAAGTTCAGGCTCATGCAATCGGGGCACCCGTTGCTCTCGTAATAGGACTTCGGGAAGATTGCGGCGATTGCCTCTTTGCTGACCTCCTCCCCGTTGAGGATGAAGGTCTTCTCGGCGTTCCCGCTGTTGACGGGTAGCACCCTGAGGAAGAGGTCGCCCTGAGCGTTTTGGAACACAACGTCCTCTATGATTTCGGATAGGGAGCATTTGCCCTTCTCCTGCCCGTTCGCCCGTTTCTCGATGACGGCTTTGCGGTTGTCATAGTCCCCTAGCATCCCTTGGAAACGGGAACGGGTCTCTAGGACGTATCCTTGGTCTACGTATTTTTGGGCGAGCCTGACCTGCTTGTGGTAATGGAAGGTGTGGATTGTCCCCTTCTTCGCCGTTGTGGCGAAGGTGAGTATCTCTTGGCTGTTCATGGGTCTTCCTCCTTAAGCCGCTTGGTAGGACTTGCGGAACTTGGACTGGAGGGCCCTGTATTCCTTCTCCAGTTCGTTCCGTTCGGACTTGGACATCTCCTTGTAGCGCCAGTCGCTTTGGAGCCTGACGCTCAGTTCGTCCATTTTGTTGAGTAGGGTTCTTTGATACTTGTTCATGTCTTTTCTCCTTTCCCTGCCTGATTAAAATATACACCCTATTAAGTTATTGTCAACAACTTTGTAACAATATTTTTAAATTAAGGAAAACGCGGGGATGCAGGCGTATGCGCTCGCGTATAAGCACGGTGATGCTCTGGTGAGTTCTGGTTCTTCCAAGAAGAATTCTGGTTCTTCCAAGAAGAATACAGAAGCAGCTGGACCCAGAACTGATGCAGCTATGTAACCGTGCTAGGTTGAGCTTAGGAAAAAGCTGGGCTCATCACCCAGCCTTCCTTCAGATGTTAACCGTAGCCGCGAAATCGGGCATATCAGAATAGTCATGCTCAACCACTCGGATGTTCCTAAAGCCTTGTTCCTTAGCCATCTTGATGTAAGGCTCTAGGGCTTCCCTAGTGTTTCGGACGATTAGCAACTCTTCAAATCTGTCCTGTTTTCTTTTGCCGTATAGAACATATTCCTTGTTCATGTTTTAACTCCTTTCGGCTAAGGATATCTTAATTGATGCAAAGACAAATTTCAAGCACTTGTTAACAATTTATAAAAAATATTTTTAGTGATGCATAAGGTATCTTAGCCGTGCGTTTTCCCGCATATGCGAAAAGGGCAAGGCAATCGCCTGCCCCTTTCTCTTATCTGCGGCTTACGCCCATCTTATCCATGATTTCCTTCATCGCTTTGATTTCGGAACGGATTAGGCTTTTGCGGTTTTTGAACGGCCTTCCCGTTTGCTCAATCATGGCCAATTCACCTTCGTACAAACGCAAGCGCTTATGCAAGGCAATCCAAATGATTGTTCTTTCCTGTTTTGACAATTCCATCGGGTCTTTCCTCCTTTCTTGAGAATAGTCTATCAGGTTTTTTCGAATCGCATTTTCTTCCATGTAGAAAACGCCAGAACCAGAACTGTGATAGGGCCATGCACGGCTAAGGCCCCCATAAAGAAAGCTGGGGACGAACCCCAGCATCCTTTACGGTTTGACCCAATAGTTTCCGATGGTCTTCCGCCGACAGTCCCAGATGTCATGTATGGAACCGTCGATGGCCGCCGTCAGGTGATTCGCCATCGAGATGACGCACCTCTTGCCAGTGAGCGAGTCGATTTCGCGCACTAGGTATTTGGTGCCGTCCCATTTCTTCGGTTGCTTCACCTTGATGAAGCCATGGGCGTCCAGAACCCGTTCGAAGCAATGCTTGTCCAGCAAGCAGTAGCCCGTCTTGAGTTGCGTCTCATACAGTTCCTTGAGGACTTGCTCATACGGGATGCCGATGGCGACCGTCAGCGCGCGTATGACGCAATCGGTCGTCTTCTTGCCCTTTGGGTTGGCGTTGTGGTAGACATAACCAGCCATGATTCACTCCTTTCTACCTGTACTAATCTTAAGGGGTGCGAAACCAGAATTCAAGAAGATGTTAACAATTTAATAAAATATTTTTAGCTGAACTCAGATGCCGCTTCACCGTGCTATCCCACCCCAAATGAAAAGCGCCCTTTCGGACGCTAGGCGAGTTCCACGTCGCTCGGGTCTATCTCGATGCAATAGACGGGGACGCGCAACGCCCTCGCTATGCGGTAGCGTATCGACGAGAGCGCCTTGCGGAACGTCGGGGCGGTTGTGTAAACGCCTTTGGGGAAGTGCTCCCCCGTCCGCCACCAGTCCTCCACAACGGAGAGGAAGAACGAGGACGAAGGGGGAAGCACATAAACGGCTGAACACATTTTTGGAAAGGTTTTCGGGGCTTTCAAACACATTTTTGGAAATGCTTCAATGGCTTTAGAATTCATGTTTGTAAGCCTCCTCATACTCTTCCTGAGCGTTATCGGCGAGTTCGTCCAAGCAACCGCCTTGCGCCTCGAATGAGACGATTACATCGTCAAGCATTGCGTTTTCGTCCTCGTATGGGACTTCCACATCGGCGTAGATTTCGCCTTCCTCGGAGAAGTCGATTTTTATTTTGACGCGTTCCCGATTGACGAGATAATCGGTCTTATGCTCATCTTGATACCTAACGAATCTAATGGACGCGCTATCGGCGAAGGACAGCCTGCTCAAAAGCCTATCGGCGAGTTCTTCCTTCTCGTCTTCGAGCAGTTCGGCTACCGTCTCTTCGAGTTCGTCGATGACGATGCGCGTAGCCAAATCTCCGACCAGTCTCTTGAGGTCGGCTAGGTGTTTGTAGTGGGGTGCAATTTCGTTCATGTCTTTTTCCTCCGATTGCACCATTATATTAAACCCGAGAAAACAAAATTGCAAACAAATTTTTTATGTTGTTTTGAAAGGGTCGAAAGCGGGCGCCCAGATGCCCGCAAAAAAAGCACGGCCCATAGCTCAGCAGCCAGATGCCAGACGCCGCAGCAAGATGTCGGAACCAGATGCAGCCAGACTCCTAGCACGGGCATCAGGGGAATAAAAAAAGAGGAGGCATCCACCTCCTCAGCAGTACATCGGCCTATCGCCCCATGAGCGAACCAAATCGGATATGTCGATTTCCTCCCCGTCCTTGAAGAGTTTCACGTCCCACACGCCCGAGGAGAACCACTTCCTCCGCAAGACGGCAATCGCGTCCTCATAAGTCGGGGCATCGAACTCGAACGGCCCGAATGACTTGCATATGATAATCCTGTAACTCATATTCCCTCCACTATGTCCTCAGCGCCCTTTTCCCAACGCTCGACGACGAAGCGGCTTCCATGGGGCACTAATCGCTTCGCCATGTCGATATACGGCATCGCGTCTTTGATGTCCCTGTCTGGGCTCTCTTGATAGACGATGTCCACCTTGCCGTTGTCCAGAGGAATCGGGCGGCCATTCCGATACCACTTGCCCGAATGCTGGGACTGGATGCCGAAATGGAACTGAAGCGGCGTCTGCGCCTGATGGTCATAGAAATACAATTCAGCGAAGCCGAACTTATGCATGAGGGAGGACTGCAAAACGAAGCGGATGGCCTCGTTGATGGTGTCTTCGGCCGAGGACGGCCAATACTCGCGCGTTGGCTCGCGACCGAATGAGGTGGCTAACTCAAGCCTGATTTTGGAGATGGTCATTGAGCCGCCTCCCACACTCGCTTGTGTTCAGGGGTGAAGGACTTAAACTCCTTCTCCCACATCCAACGCGGGCGCATTCCGTTCACGTCCTTGTAAAAGTCGGAATGGAAATCAACGAGTTCGCTGGCCTTCTCGGCGTTCCTGATGGTCGGGTTCTTCAAGAACGCATTAAGCGCTTTGGCGGTAGCGCGTTTGATTTCCGATAGCGCCTTTTCAGCCTCTACCATCGCATTGCGATGTTCCTTGCGCTCCTTGAGTTCAGCCGCTTTGATTTCGGCTTCCAAAAGTTCGCTCGTAGTGAGCGTAGGGTCGAATTCGTATTCTTGGATGAGTTGGTTGTTTGTCATAAGAGTTCCTTTCTAGGGCCTTGCCCATTTCTTTGACACCACCATTATCAAGCAAATCAACTACATTGTCAACAACTTTTTCAAAATATTTTCGAAAGTGGGGAAAGTGCTCGCGCGCACTTGGCGATGAAGCACGGTCCACCAGACATCAACACATCTGTCAAGCTTTTCCCAGAATTTTTTCTGAGCTGCTTGTTCTGAGCTGCGCAGAAAAGCTCAGATTGAGCACGGGTTCAAGCTCTGAGCCCCCAGAAGGCTCTCTGAGGCGAATTCTCACGTCAATCGGCAAATCATATGGGGGCAAAAGAAAAACGGCTTCTGAGAGCCGTTTCTTTGTTTTGCTAGAGTTGTATTTCCACCCCAGCCTCTTTGAACATTTGGGCGAAGAGCATGACCTTGGCCTGCTTCTCGGCTTCCATGTCCTCCCATTGCTTGAGGACGAAGGCGAGGCCCCTGCCGTCATCGGACACCTTCGCCTTGCGCATCCTCTCATGCGCTTTGGTCGCGTATCCTTCGCATAGGAGCCGTTTGATGCGCTCCCCTTCCTTCTCGCTCTTGAACCTGATTTCGCCCTTCTCGATGAAGATGAGGGCCAAGTCCCTCCACTTTTTTCTCGTCATGTTAGTTCCTTTCTAGGCTTAAGCGCCTTAACTTGACACCATCATTATACACATTGTTCACAACATTGCAAACAATTTTCACATAATATTTTAAGACCATGGAGAAGCCTGCCCAGATGAGTCATGCGCCTAAGCACGGGCAAGAGAAAAGCGGGGAGCCTCCTCCTCGCCTTTCCCTATGCCAAACAATGTCGGGTAACCATGGGTCGCCCAACCAATATCATGGCAGATGGACGACTGATGTCAACCTCCAGATTGGGCACGGCGATTCTTCCAAGAAGAAAAGAGCTGGGTCTCCCCAACTCATCTCCGACCGTCCGTTTTGACCGAGGACCACTTTACGCCTTGCCTGATTTCAGGCTCGACGTTGAGCAATCTGAGCGCCCCGTCCTCAATCGCGCACTCGAACGTGGCCGCCTTGATGTCGCCGTCCACCGCTTTGTGGCAGACGATGAGCATCCGCTCGCCCATCGAGTAGAACGTTTGGTTGGTGAGGAACCTCATCCAGCCCTCAAGCATGGAAAGGTAATCCTCTGGGTGCTTGGCGGCCAAGTTGTTCAGGTCCTGCTCCGACACGTAAATCGGAACCGTCCCCTTAACCCCCATGGCTTTCCTGATGGCGGTATTGGCCCGCCAGACCTTGACTCCGTTGCAATCTTCTTTCATCCGCAACCTCCTTTGCGGCCAGTCTAAATCATTTTCGGAAAATTGTCAACAATGAGTTTCAGTTTCCTGTGATTGGGGTTTTTTGCCTATCAAACTTAATTTATGTCCTATATTTAAAGTTACTATTTATATATATCTGAATAAATTAAAAAAGATATCGAACACTGCCGTTTTTTTATTCAAGTAAAATTTTTCAGGGTAGATACACATAATATATATGGTTACTTTGAGTAATTGTTTATACGTATATATATTATTAGTGTATTTTTCGGCGTTTGGTTGGATGGGGCTGCCAAAAATGTAAATTGCACGGCATTTTTCATTATATATATAATGAAGCTGATTTCTTTCACAATCCGATAAAATTTTGGGTTGTTGACAATGGGGGGGTCCCAAATCGACAACTTCCTCATAATATTGTTCGATTTTCCGAATTCAAGTGCTGGCGACTGACCAAATAATATATATATTTACTACTCTGGTCTTGTAAGTACGTAAATATATATATTAAATTCGGGTCCAAAACCATTTGAAAAAAATCATAAAAGCTTTGGAAAAATTTGAAATGAAAAATATATTGGATTATGGAATTTTTTCAAACGGATTTCGGATTGGGAGGTATTATATGGTTACTCTAAGTAATTGTTACTCGTATATATAATAAAAAGGGGCGTTTCCTGCACACCCCCTTTTTTTCGGTTTTTCAGCGTTCCACTTGAATTTTTTTCGCTTCGGTTTCCTTGGCCTCGGCTAGGATTTGCTCCTTGTGGGACTTCAGGTAGGCGCTGACGTTCGGTCCGCTCGAGGTCCTGCTCGGGCTGATGATTGTGAGCGCCTCGTAGATTTCCGACATGTCTTGGTCGCCCTCGAAGAAGTAGACCGTCTTCACGATTTTCCTCGTCGAGTCGCTCTTGTACCCGACGTATTCGCACGGCTTCCTTTTCCTTTCCCGCTTGGTCCGCTGGATTAAATTCGTTATCGTATCCATGGTTTTCTCCTTTCTGGGAAATTCTAAATCGTTTTTGGGAATTTGTCAACATGAATGGGAAAAACATTTTTGCAGGGGATGGGGGCGGCGGGAGCCGCATTATCTTATGTTTTCGGATTGTTTTCCGCGCGTTTCCTCTCTGATTGCGGACGCGTTTTCACGCGTATGTTAAAATTGCGCTTTTTTTCTTGCTTTCGGCATTGTAAACTTATCCTAGAATCATCGGGTCTGACCCGAGTCAACTCAGTGGAGAGGAAAAACCATGGAAGAAGAAAAGAAAGAGGAGGTCCTTGAGGAAGAAACCAAGGAAGAGGCCCCCGAGTCTCAGGAGCCCGTTCGGCAAGCCGCCGAACCCGAGCTTGAGCCGAAGGAGTCGGAACCCGAGGCGGAGCCCCAAGGCGCTGGCACTCCCCCAGCCCCAGAGCAGGAACCCGAGCCTGCCCCTGCGGAGATTCAGTCCGAAGCGACTGAGCCGAAAATCGAGAGGACGTTCACCCAAGAGCAGGTCAACGCTTTGGTCGGAAAGGCCAGAGCCGAAGGCCGCGAGAAAGGGTATGAGCAGGCCAAGAAGGAAGCCCTTGAGCGCTACGGCGTCGAAGGGGACGACCAATTGGACGAGCTCTTCGCGAACGGTTCCCGATACGGCGAGTTGTCCTCTCGGTTCGAGGACGAGCGGGGTAGCCTCTTAGAGGCGAGAACCGAGCTTGCCTTGGTCAAGAGCGGGGTCCTCCCCGAACGGCAAGGCGACGTTAAGGCCATTTTGGGCGCTCAGGGGCTCGACATAACGGTCGAGAACATCGAGTCGATGCTCCCCACCCACCCAGAATGGAAAGCGGCACCAGCCGCGCCCGATGCCCAGAAGCAACCGAACCCCATCCCCCAACCGCAGGAGGAAGGGAGCCCCGAAGGCGAAAGCCAGTTGGGAGCCGCCCCGTCCCCGAAGGCGGTTCAGGCGGAATCGGAGGCTAAGGAAGCCAAGGAATCGGAAGAGGCCATGAAGATGTTTGGCCTAAAGAAATGAGGATTTGCGCATGACCAAAGAGGAATTCGATTCGCTTATCAGCGAGCAGAAGGAAAAGGGCATGTCCGAAGAGGACATCGTCAAGGCCTTCTGCATCATGTTCAAGGACGGCGATTTGACCAAAGAGGAACTCGTCGCGTGCCTAGAGGGCGTCGGTTATGAATTGACTGGCGAGCTCGCCGAGGCATCCGATGAGGAGCTCAAGGAGAAAATCGTCACCGAGGACGCCCCCGCCGACAAGGAGGAGGCCAAAGAGGGCGGAGAGGGGAAACCCGCTCCCTCCGACGAGGCCCCCAAAGCCGAGGAAGAAGAGGTCAAGGAGACCAAGAAGACCGAGGAAAAGGCCGACGGGAAAGAGGAAATCGACGAGAAGGAAGAAGCGAAGAAGCTCTTCGGGCTCTGATTGCCTCGAAACCAGTATAAACAACGGACGGGCGTGACTTGGCCCTAGCTCCTAATCACAGGAGAAAAAACAATGGCTCTCACCTTAGCCAATCAAGTTCAGTTAATCACCAAATACTCCCCCGATGCCTTCGACGAGGTCTATCAGCGGGAGTCCATGTCCGCCCAACTCGGGATGGACAAATCCCTCATCCGCTTCTCGGTTGACAATGCCCGCATCGTCAAAATCCCGAAGCTCGCGCTCGGTTCCCTCACCGACTATAAGCGCAACAACATCGACCTCGGCGAAATCGAGGGCATCCAGCCCCACGCCGACGGCAGCGGCAACATCGTCGGCCAACGCGGCTATGGAGACGCCGCCGCCTCTTGGACTTGGGAAACCCGCGAGATGACCCAAGACAGGGGCGCTCGCTTCACCATCGAATACTTCGACAACGAGGAAGCTGGCGGAGAGGTCGTCGCGAAGACCGCGACTGAGGCCAACCGCACCAAGGTCATCCCCGAAGTCGACGCCTACACCTTCTCGAAAATCGCGGCGGAAATCCAACGCTATGGCCTCGGCAACTATGTTGACGCGACCATCAACGCCTCCGCCCCGCTCGCCGAGATGAACAAGGGCTTCAAGTGGCTCGACGACCACGAAGTCGCGGAAGAGAACCGCATCGCGTTCATCTCCACCGCCTACTTCAACAACCTCCGCTCCACCCCCGAGCTCTATCGCCGCTTGGACGCTGAGGGACCCGTCGACAAGAAGGTCTCCTTCAAAATCGTTTCCTACGAAGGCGTCCCGTTCGTCGTGGTCCCGCCCCGCAGGTTCTGCACTGGCTACTCCAAGAACCCCCTCGGAGGCTACTCCTTCAGCGGCAAGCCCATCGACTTCATCGTCATGGACAAAGGCGCCGCCGTTCAGGTCATCAAGTACAACAAACTGAAGGTCCTCTCTGGCGAAATGGCCTTGGCCGCCTCCAACATGGACGGCTTCGTCGTGTTCGTCCGCGTGTACTACGATTGCTTCGTCTTCGACAACAAGTCGCTCGGCATCTACGTCCACGTCGGCGGATATGCGGACGAAGCGGCCCCGAAGGGCGACTTCTCCATGGTCCTCAACGCCGATGGCATCGTGACCTCCGTCCTTGAGCAGCCCGCTGGCCAACTCACCCGCGTCTACCTCTACAAAGGCGCTGACTGGGCCACCGATTCCACTGGCCTCGACGTCGGAGACGATTGGGTCACCGACCTCACCAAGTACGTGGGCATCGCCGAAGGTTCCGCCTTCACCGCCGCTGGCACCAACCATTTGGTCGGCGTCCAGAACGGCAAAGTGGTCGCCATCAAGACGCTTACCATCTCTGGCACCGCTGGCGCGTTCACCTATACCTTGGCCGACCAAGAATAGTTCTGAAAGATTCTATTCTTACGTCCGATAGGATGTTGGGTTAATGAAAAAAGACCCCCGATTCGTCGGGGGTTTTCTTATTCTTCCTGCGTTTGATTTAGGGATAGTCCGATTCCGACCGCCTTCGCGTAGAGGAGGAATAGGTCGAGCCTTGGCGTGGTCTCCGTCTCGAACCTAGAGATGACCGAGGGGGAGGTCGCTATCTCCTTCGCCACGTCCGCTTGGGTCATCTTCAGGGACTTCCTCTTCCCGATGAGCGTGGATTTGGCTTCCTTAATCCAATTGAGGGCCTCGGACAAATCACTGGGCGACATGGCTTCTGATTACCTCTATCTGGCACTGCTCCATGGCCTTCAGCGCGTTTTCGTGGGCTTCGGGGGAAGTCCCAGCGCATAGGTCCGCCAATACGGTTATCTTGACGTTCGGGAACATGGATTTGAGGATTATCGCGTTGCTCAGGACGCAGATGTCGGTGCAGGTCCCCACGATGGCGAGGTCCGAGGAGATTATGGGGAAGAGGTGCTCCTTCCACTCGTGGATTGCCCCGAACGCCCGCTTTTTGAGGATATGGGCGCTTGGGTGCTTTCCTAGGGCCGTCGCTATCGGGGAATAGAGCTCTTGGCCCACTGTCCCGTCGATGCAATGTGGGATTGGGAGGTTCTTCCCCTCTAGGGAATCTAGGTAGTTTTCTGAGTGGCAGTCCATGGTGGCTATCACTCGGTCGAACCCGCCTTTCTCGATTAAATTGGCGATGGGCTTGGCTATGGCTTCGGCTTTTTCGTTGGCCAAGGAGCCGACGATGAAGTCGTTCTGCATGTCTATGACGATTAGGGTTCTCATTCTTGCCTCCTTATAGGTTGCTTAGGGTGATTATGGCTAACTCTAGGGTTATCGAGTTGATGATGGACAGGATGGCTAGGGCGGCTTGGATTAGGCTGCTCATGCGTCCTCCTTCAGGGACAGGCCGAGTTGCCTGAGCCTCTCCTTAATCTCGATGAATGACTTCTTCCCCAGATTCCTGATTCTCATGATTTCTGGCTCGGTTTTGGAGATGAGCTCCCCGACGGTCGTTATCCCCGCCCTCCTCAGGCAATTGGCGGACCTCATGGAGAGGCCGAGGCGGTCGGTCCTGCGGGAGAGGACCTCGGACTCGATGCCGAGGATTGACTTCCTTTTGGAGGTCACTGGCCCGAACTCGATTTCCATGTCCTCCCCGTAGATGCCTTTTGATTTGAAGATTTCGATTAGTTGGGCGCGGTAGGCGTTCAGGTCCTGCCTGTCCCTCTCTAGGATTTCCAGCCGCTCCTTGGTCCTCGCGTCTCCCTGCTCCTTCTTGACCTTCAAATAGGTCTTGCGGAGGGCGAGCTTGATGATTTGGCCCACTCTGGCCTTGGAGAGTTTGTGGATTTCCGAGATTTCCCTGAGGTTAAGGCCGTCCCTGTAATAAGATAGGAGGAACTTGGCTTCGTTTGGGCTAAGGTAGTCTTCTGGGCGGTTCAGGAAGTCGGGGTCCGTCGAATCGTCCAGCCCAGCCGCCTTCGCCGCGTTGAACGGGAAGGGCTCGTAGTCTGAGATAAGCTTGTCGTCGCTTGCCTTGATTGATTCCTTCTCCTCGGCGATTTTCCGCTGGAGCCTCTCCTGCTTGATTGACTCGTAGAAGAATTCGGCGTCGTCCATGGACGGGAAGGCGTAGGTCTTCCCGCTTTGCCCCCTGATTACGTAGGAATCGGTCTTGGGGTTGTACCAAATCCCGTGCTTTAATTTGATTCTTGATTCTTTTCTCATGTTCATTTTTCCTTCGTCACTTTCATGGACCCGTCGACGAACTCGACCGTGTATCTATTATGCCCCATGCTCGGGTCCTCAAGCATGAAGTAGACCTTGTGGCTTTCCTTCAGTTCCTTGATTCTTTCGTTAAGTTCTGAGATTTCGTCGTTGAGTCTTTCCACCCTCTTCCTGAGCTCTCGGTTCTCTTGCTCAAGGTTTTGCGCCCTTTGGATGGCTTTCTTTACCCAAAAAGCCATTCTTTTCAGCGGCGGGTTGTCTTTGTTCTTCAACGCTATCTCATCAATGTATTCGATTGCGTCTTCGTTCGTTACTTCGTATTCCATATTCATTCTCCTTTCTTAAATCACGTTTTTGAACGTCATGTCCGTTATCCTCGTGAATTCGCACAAGGTAACGTCGTAATATTCCGTTATTTCTTTCAACTTGAGCAAAACCGAATGCACAATAGTAAGGTTGTTCATGATTATCACGATGTCCCTCCTATCCAACAGCATGGACACGATTAGCTTTTTGATTTCGGCGTCGGTCGGGTTGAAGTCATCCAAAACGTCGAACGACCATGCCTTAAACCTCCATGCGAGCGTGGATTTTCCAGTCTGTTCCCTGCTGTAAAACACATATGCTTTGTTTTTCATATTATTCTCCTTTCTGGTATCCGTAGGAGGGGAACGCCTTCTTGAACTCCTCCTCGGTCTGTATCTTCGGCCACACACCCAAAGCGTCTAGGTCGACGATGATTGAGTGGCATTCGTTCGTGATTGTGAGGAAGTGCCTTCCTTCCTCTTTCATTCTTTTTAGCGTTTCCGCCACGGTTTCGTTTTTATTCATTATTCTTCCTCCTCCATCGCTTCTTTGAGCCTTTTCAGGAAATCCATCACATATCCGTAATCGGCTGGTATTGGCTTTCTTTTCCTCGTGTATCCCATTGTTTCGCTGGAATTGAGGAGGACGAAGTTCAGTTCTTCCAAGAACTCGTTCAGGTCGATTCCGAGCTTTTCCTCTTTGTCTTCCAGTTGGCCGAGTTTGTGTTCGTATTCGCATCCGCTATGGTCCTCAACGACGTAGTCTTTGGTGTATATCGGTTTATTGAGGTCATCGTCCTCGAAGTCTAGTTGGTCGTCTCTTCTTGTGTATCTTTTCAAACTCATTCTTTTCCCTCTTCTAGTCCATAAACGATTTTGCCCGCCTCGATTACCACGAACTTCCCGTTCTTGAACACGAGTGAGCAGTTTGGGTTTTCCTTAAGTTTCTCGGTCAATAGGCCCCTAAAAGCCAACTCGACCACGTAATCGCTTTCTTGATGAAGCGGCTGTTGATTGATTACGTTTAGGCAATAACGCTGCATTTTCGTCATCTCATTTCCTCCAATCCTATGGCCTAACGGTGTA